TTAGTAGCACAACGATAAATACATTTGATGTTTCTACTGCTGTTTATTCTCAAAGTTTTAGTGTTGCTGCGCAAGATACAGGCCCTGTTGGTTTAGCCTTCAACACTGATGGCACTAAGATGTTTGTTGTTGGTGGTGTTGGAGACGATGTTTACGAATATGTATTAACCACAGGCTTTGATGTTTCTACCGCTAGTTATAATTCTGTGAGTTTTGATGTCTCAGCACAAGACACACAACCACAAGAAATAGCTTTTAACACTGACGGCACGAAAATGTTCATTGTCGGTTTTACTGGTCAAGATGTAAACGAGTACGCTTTAACTACAGGTTTTGATGTGTCTACAGCTTCTTTTACTGATGCTTTTTCAGTGGCGGGGCAAGACACTGTACCAATGGGTCTAGCCTTCAACACAAACGGCACGAAAATGTTTATTTCAGGCTCTACAAACGATGCTGTTTATGAATACAACTTGTCCACAGGGTTTGACATATCTACGGCTAGTTTTGTAGATAGTTTTTCTGTATCAGCACAAATGACAAATCCAAGAGGACTAGCTTTTAGTTCCGATGGGACAAAAATGTTTGTTGTTGATCTTACGAGCGACGATGTAAACGAGTACGCTTTAACCACTGGATTTGACGTGTCTACTGCATCTTTTACTGATAGCTTTAGCGTTTCTTCTCAAGATACAAACCCAAATGCTTTAGCATTTAGCTCTGATGGAACTAAGATGTTTGTTGTTGGTGGTACTGGAGATGATGTAAATGAGTATTCTATAGGTACACTAGTAACCCCAACAGGCTACCACCCAGTACACACCACAGCCTCAACAGACACTACCTACTGGACTGACATCAACTCAATGACAGCAGACCAAGCCGCAGGTGACGGTAACGTCTACTACGCTATCTCTACAGACGACAGAACAACGTGGACTGTTATTGATAACACAGAAGGCGAGAGAGACATTGTCAGAAACAACGGTGGTACTTGGCAGTACAACTCTAACGGCACATACGCTTCAGAGACTTGGGTAAACGGCACGACTAACACAGAGTTAGCTACGTTGGCTGAGGCTATGGAGGGTGCTAGTAGAACGATTAATCAGTTTGATATATCAACTGCTGTTTACTCTCAGAACTTTTCTATATCAGCCCAAGAAACACAACCAAATGGAATAGCATTTAACACCAACGGCACGAAAATGTTTGTCGTTGGCGCTACTGGAGATGACGTAAACGAGTACACACTAAGTACAGGCTTTGAAGTATCAACGGCAAGTTTTGTAGATAGCTTTAGTGTTGCTGCTCAAGAGACAAATCCATTTGGAATTGCATTTAATTCTGACGGTACAAAGATGTTTATAGTTGGAGGAAACAGCAATACCGCTTACGAGTATACACTGTCTGCGGGCTTTGACATTTCAACGGCAACATACTCTCAAGCGTTTTCTGTTGCTTCCCAAGATACATACTGTCAAGGAATAGCTTTTAATGCTACTGGTACAAAGATGTTTATTGTTGGGTCGGTCGGAGATTCGGTTTATCAATACACGTTAAGCGCAGGATTTGACCTTTCTACGGCTAGTTATGATTCCGTAAGTTTTAGTGTTGCTTCACAAGATACATCTCCATCAGACATAGTATTTAACACTGACGGCACTAAGATGTTTATTGTCGGTGACACAGGAGATGACATAAACGAGTATGCTCTATCTACAGGTTTTGACGTTTCTACAGCATCTTATTCACAAAATTTTTCTATAGCATCTCAAGACACAGCTCCAAGAGGAATAACATTTAATCCAGATGGCAGTAAAATGTTTATTGTTGGTGCAATTAATGCTGCAGTGTATGAGTACAGCGTAGGAACACCAGTCTACATAAACCAAATGGACAAAGCTCAACTAGACGCTGTTACAGACCCGAACCACATAGCCCTTGGTAACGATCTTGATCTATCCATTATCTTCAACATGACCAGTGGAACTGTAGTGCCTTCATCGGACGGTGTAGCAATTAACTACGATGCTAACGTGTTGAACAAAGGCGCTGTCTTGGGTACTGATTATGACTTTGATGCTCCTGCTCCAAACAAGGTAAGGATTACAGCCTTGGCAGGGAATAACCTGAAGGTTAGGGTTGTTTAATGAGTCTAGTAGAATACGCCAAGACAGAACGTCAGAGAGAAATACTGGACGTATGGGAAAACTGCGGACGCAATAGTGCTAATGCAGCGCATCGTTTAGGTATTACGACTTCTACATTACGACATCATGTCTCTGCTGTTAAAAACTTTGCTGCCGCTTCTGGGTATTCTGATAACTGGGATGCGACTCGTCACGTTCCTGAAGGTGAGATAGTCATTGGTCGGTCTATCTACACTCAGGACGATGAAGGCAACAAGGCTTGGTTGAAGACGAAGAGGACAATGACCGAGGCTGAGCGAGACAAGGCTCTGCAAGGTTTTGTTGATGGTCTTACCAAAGGTCTTCCGCAGTACAAGCCGAAGGCTAAGCCGAAGACTAAGAAGTTTGACCCTGATCTACTTCCTACTATCGTAATAGGCGACGCACACTTTGGCATGAGGGCTGATTCTCGTGAGACTAAGGAGCAGGATTACGACACTAAGATAGCAGCACAGTCTCATCTTGAGGGGATTTCTTACTTGGTAAGCGTATCTACGCCATCTCAGCATAGTCTCTTAGTAAACGTGGGCGATTTTATACACGCTAACGGCTCGGCAGGAACTACCTTTGGCGGCACTCGATTAGACGTAGATACCCGCATTGAGGTGGTACTAGAAACAGCGGCGCAGACGTTTGTCTTCGCTATTGAGAAAATGTTATCTAAACATAAAAACGTCAGTGTGATTATGGCTCGTGGTAACCATGATTCAGATACAGCTATTGCTCTGGCTTTGATTTTGAAGTTTTATTACGCGAAAGAGCCAAGGGTTAATATCTTAGAGCCTCATGGTTTTTTCCACACTCTACAGTTTGGCAAGAACCTCATAGCTGTACACCACGGTGATAGGGTTAAAGCACCTAAACTGGCAGCTATCCTGCCAAGAATGCTACCAGACCAATGGTCATCTACTAACTACCGCAAATGGCTAGTAGGTCATATCCATCATCAGAACGCGATAGAGACTGATAATGGCGTATTCGTGGAAGCCTTCGGAACGCTCGCTTTTCCAGACTCTTACCATGCAAGTCATGGCTATTCAGCATCGAGTGTTATGACGCAGATTACATTTCACCGTGACGGAGGAGAGGCGCTTCGCCACGTTTACCAAATTAGAGCTACTCGTAAAGCTCCTGACCTGACTTTATAGGTATGAAGATGGAAGACCGACTACACCGAGTGGAAGCTAAAATTGACAAGCTACAGGAGGCGGTTATTTCTCTAGCTCGTGTTGAGGAGCAGTTAGTTACCGTGTTTAATCGTCAGTCTTCTATTGAATCTAAAGTAAATGGCCTAGACGACAAGGTAGATCGCTTGTCTGAAAGCGTCATTAAAGGTAAATCAGCCGAGCGTATAGTCTGGCTAGTTTTAGCAGCGGCAATCGGCGCAACCTTCAGGTATCTAGGATGACCACAATCGAGTTTCCAGATGTACGGAATGACCGTTTAACAGAGGAAGCGTTAGACCGTTTAGGTGAGTGGGTTGATCATTATATTGAGCTAGGCGTTAATCAGATTACGATTATCGGCCTGCTAGACATCTATAAAACCTCCATATCATATAACTTACTGGAAGACGTAGAAGATGATTAAGAAGGCAAAGGCGGCTATCACGCTATTACAGAAAGGCAAGGCAGTTACAGACCCAGCCAAGTGGAAAAGCCGTCAGATCACCGCTACGGCGCTCACAGGTGCTATTTGGGCAGCTATTCAGGCGGCAGAGGCGTTTGGTTATGCGTTACCAATGGATGAGGCTACCGTTGATTCTGTTGCTGTTGGGATTCTTGCTGCTGTCAACTGGGTGCTCACACTATCAACATCTGAGAAGGTCGGGGTGTAGTCTTGGTATCAAACCTGTTATAGTCAACCCGCATTGGGTACACGTTGTGCCTAATATCTATGGCGTAGAAGCCATATTACTGACTATGGAGTGCAAGATATGAACATACTGACTTATCTTAGCTGGGTCCGAAAGCTTTGGAGTACGGCTGTAGAAATAATTAAGCTAATTGAGGAAACCATTCCTGATGATGGAGCAGGCAAAGAAAAGCTGGCTGCATTTGATGTTATGCTTAAAGCGGCTATTGAAAAGGCTGACGATATTGACGAGTCTTTTGATAAGCTCCGTCCTGTGGGGCATGATATTGCTGCTGCTGTCGTTACTTTGTTTAATGCCACTGGTATTTTTAAGCGATCTCAATAACGATGAATAGGCTGCATCGCCTGATAATCAGGCACGAAGGCTTTGAGCAAAAGCCTTATAAGGACGTTTTGACTGGTGATATTACCATTGGCGTGGGGAGAAATCTGAGCTCCATTGGGTTGAGCCATGACGAAGTTATGTATCTGTTAGATAGCGATATTGGTCGTTGCGACAGAGAATTACAGTATCACTTCAAATGGTACTTAGAGCTGGGCAGGGTCCGTCAAGACGCAATGATTAACCTTTGCTTTAATCTAGGTATGACAAAATTGAAGTCTTTCAAACGTGCGCTGGCTTCAATGGGCGATCATGACTTTGAGGCGGCTGCGGATCA